GCGCCATCCTGCTCACCATCCGCTCGACCGCCTCTTTCTCGCCCATAGTCACACCCTGAAATACAGTTTCGTTTAGCGGCCTATCCCCACCAAAACGCAGTTAGTTTCGTAGGGTGGGCTGTGCCCACCAAACCCAGTTAGCCGTCAACCGTTATCGATTTATTGCATTAAGCAAAACTTCCTTAATAGAAAAATCTGATTTCATCTTCGCTATTTTTTTTAAAATTTGGAGGGACCAGAAGGTCCCTCCAAAAACCCGGCACGGCAGTTACTCGTGCTTGGTCACTATCTTTACCCCGCCGCTTGCGCCGGAGTTCACGCATCCATGACCATAAACGGCCGTCACGATTATCTCCGTTGCGCGAAGCGACGCATCCCTTTGAAACTCGGTCTTTGCCGTCGTCTTCATGACATAAGCAAGACCCGACTGATTGCCTATCGGCATCATCACGCCCTGCCTGTCCGCGTTGGCGTTGACAGAGGCGCAGTTGACAGACTGCACGATGTCCACGCCATAAAGAGAGCCGAGCGCTCCCACGTCGGCCGTCGGCGCGGCAAGTCCGCCCCATACCGCGCCTGTGGAGCCTGCAATCGCCGAGCGAAGATTATTTACCTGATACGGATGGAGCACCGCCACATACGGCCCCTTTGCAGCCCCAAGCTCCAGCGTATAGAGCGCCGACAGAAAGTTCGACTCTGTAAGGTTCGCGCCGGACGTGCCGACAGAATTGGTAAAGTTAGAGACGGACCCAAGAAGGTCGGCGTCAATCTTGTTGGCCAAGGCCTTGCCAAGCTCCATTGCAAACGGCTCAAGTCCGCCAAGACTCGTGCCGTTGCCGAGCATATCCGTAACGGTTATCATGATGCCGGCCTCGTCTGCCGTAACGAGCGTGGAGGTCGTATTGACGGCCGTGTTCGACATATCCGCCGCCTCCGTGAGGTCGGCTGCCGCAAGAAGCGGCCACTTCGGAAACTCGACGGTAAGCGTGGATTCGCCGCTGATGTCGGCAACCCTCACAAGGGACGGCATAAGGGCGCGCCCGTAGGCCGCGTCGATTACAAGCCTTGATACTATTTCTGCGGCTAAAAGCTCGCCTGAACTCCCTGCCGTGCTGGTAACTTCGTTTGCCATTTATCTTCTCCTTTTCTTTGCGTGACTGTCCCGTCTATTACCCTCTACCCGGCGCCTTGTGTCTGCGCGCGTCAAGAAATGGGTTCTTTACATCCTTGAACGTATACGTCTGTCCGGCAGCGCCCTGCACCTTTACGCCTTCCTTCAGCAGCCTGTCGAGGTCTTCCCTCGGCATATTGCGCCACGAGACCGGGTCTGCCGTGTTATAGCCTCGGCTTGAGCCGCCCGCGGAGCGAGCCGGATGAGAGCCTGCCCCTGCAAGGCCGGACGGCCTCAGGTGATGCGGCCTCTCCCTGAGCCAAAGGCCGACATATTCATCCACGCTTATCGGCGCGCCGAGGCTGTTTATCATCACGCCGCCGGAGTCGCCGGACACGCTCAAGGTTCCGTCCTCCTCCACCTTTATCTTTCCCCTGAGAAGTTCCGTTACCTCGTCGGCCGCGACGACGTTATGCCTTGTTACAGCCCTTAGCAGGGCGTTCATCTTCCTCTCTTCCTTGAGCTTATCCACCTCGACCTTGAGCCTTTCGACCTCATCCGACGTCCCGACCGACTTCTGCGCCTTCGAGTACGCCTTCTTGAAGGCGTTATCTATAAGCTCCTGCACCTTTGCCTGTTGCTCAGGCGCAAATTGCACCCGTGCGTTATCCCCGCCGTTTTTGCCGGCGTCGCCGGTCCCATCCGTTTTAAGTTCGTCAACCTGCATAAAGCCTCCTTAAAGATTTTACTGAACCCCGGGCCTGCCCTCTATTTCCGACTCAATCAGCCTCATTACTCCCGGCCCCGCCTTAGGAAGAAGCGTTGCGGCAACCTTCTTCTCCAACTCCTTTCTGAACGTTGCCGAGCTGACCTTTGAAGCTAAGGCGTCAAACGCGTTCTTCAGCTCCCTGTCTATGTCCTTGACTGAAAAATCGTCCGGGTAGTCTATCTTCCCGTCAAAGACCATGCCCTCCCATCGCGCCCACAGCTCCATGACCCGCGTCTCGGCCAACTCTATATTGTCAGCCTTCTCGCTTAGCGCGGCGTAGAGCTGTTGGAACTCAAGGTCTATGGCCACACCGGAGCGCGCCGCCGCAAAGTCCTCGGTTGTGCGCACCCCGCCCATCCGCGCCATCCTGTATATTTCCGCTATGTCCTGCCTTACCCATTCGCGGATCTCGGTAAGCGACGAATGCGGCGGCTCAAGCCAATACGGCCGCGCGTTCGGCTCAGAAGGGTCAAACTGGATGATATTATGCGGCCCGACCTCGCGCTCGTCCCTGCCCTCGGCCCTTGTATATGGCATGGCAAGCATCGGAAAGGCGGTGTTCTCTATAATCTCCTTGGCGTCGCTGCACAGATAATAGATGTTCTTATTTATGTCGGCGATGTCGCGTATGTCGGATATACCCTGCATACGCGCGCCCGTGCGCTTGTTATAGAGGTTTACGAGCGGCACCTCGCCGAGGCCGTGATAATCGCCGTCGATGAACTCAACCCCGCCGCCGTCGTTGCCGGTGCGCCACAACTCCCAGCTCTCGGCCGTCCATATTCGATATAGGCCGTCGGCCTCGCGTATCTTTACCATATCAAGCGTCTCGCGGCCTGAGCTAAGCCTCACATAAGACCAGTCCAAAAGGTTTTCAGGCGTCACAAGCGAGACATACGGCCTTATTGAGCCGTCTATCGCTTCTTTAAGCGTTGCAGTATCCGAGCGCGGCTTGTCCACCACGATTGAGACCCTGCCGTATATGGCCGCGTAACGCGCCGCGTCTCTCATAAAATGACGCAGGCTGTTGCCTTCAAAATCCGCGTCGCGCAAAAAGTCTGCGAAGAGCGCATTATTGGCAACTGAGCCGTAATCACGCACAGCATCCTTGCGGAATATATGCGAGACGAAGATGTCTACCAACGGGCCGCAATAGTTATAGTAGTAACTTATCTCTCTCCTGCGCCTGTAATTGGCCGCGCTCTCGAACGGGTGCGCGATAAGATAGTCTCCGTCCTTATACATCCTGCCCCCGAAGTAGGAGGCCAGATGAAACCTCCACTCGTCAATGGCGGCGGCATAGTCTTTATGCGTCTTTTCAAGCTCTTCGCGTGTCATCTATACTCTCCTTACGTAACGGACATACATATTCATCCGCCTACTTGTAGAACCTTCTTGCAGGATCGGGTCTTGCAAGCCTGAGCCCGTACTCGCTCTCGATGAAATAACCCAGCGCATCCGAGGCATGGGTCTTTATCCGCTCTCGTTTGTCTATCTCCGCCCCTGACTCTGTCCAGACCACAGTCTCAAGGTCCCTGCGAAGCGCCTTACATATCGGATGATGCTTGAGCCTGACCTCGCCCTTCGTATTTACAAGCATCGCGTTTACCGCATTTACCCTGTCCTTAACCGCCGGGTTCGCCCTCTTGATACGCTGATTAGTGAAACCCAGCTCGCTTAATATCGCATAGTCGCTCAGACCGGCCGTTGTCCTGCTGTTACCGGCGCTGTCTCCATAGACGACAACCCCGGCCGGATGCCCGCCATACCTTGCCTTTGCGGCCTTTCCCATCTCAACCGTATTGGTGTTTGAAAAATTTATCTCATCGAACACCCTGACCGTCTTCCCGTCGGTCTGGCACGCCTCCCAGATACACGGGTCAACGTTAAAATCACAGCTCAGGATTATCGGCAGCCTCATATCCAACTCTATGCCCGCGTCTTCGTGTTGCTCTGCCGCGTATGCGTAATAGACCCTGCCGGACGCCCCTTCAAAACTCCCCTCGTATTCTTGCCGAAACGTCCTGTTGTCAAGCTGTCTTCTTGCCGCTTCAAGCTCTTCATTTGGCAGGATGTCCGCAGACGGCCAAGTGTAATGTCCCCACTCCGGGTCAAGTCCCGACTTCGCATAATCAACGAGGTCTTTATAATGATTAAGCCCTTCAGGCACGCCTATGAGCCAGCACCAGCCGCGCCTGTCCGAAAGCGCCGGACGAACATGCTCTGTCCATGCCTGCGGCTTCATATTTGCGTATTCGTCAAGGACGCCGCCGTCCCATGCAACTCCCTCGATACGCTCGGGCTTATCAAGTCCGACCACCCAAAGCTCGCTGCCGAAGCGGGTGGTCAGACAAAGGTCGGACTCATATATCCTTTTAACCCATCCCTTAGGCGTCAACGCCTTTATATCCGCCCAGAATATCCTCTTTGCCTGATCTCTCGTGGGGGCGGACGCAAAGTATCGCGGGTCAGGCCAAGCCTTTCGCATAGCAAGGCTTATAACGAGCCGCCGCTTTGCGAGTTCCGTCTTTCCGCTTCTTCTGCCGGCCGGCACAACCGCGAAACGCCTATTCTCCGTCCACAACCTCGCCTGTTCCGCATGACGCAGTAGCGGCCTCCATCTCTGCGGTATCCCCATCAGTAACGCTCACCTCGTCGTATTCGCCGCCCGCAAGACCCATCGCAAGCCTCTCTCCCTTTATAACGCTCGTCAGCACCTCGCCGGCCAGCTTTGCCACCTTTAACTCATCAAGCCCGGCCTTCACGTCCCTTGTCTCAAGCCCGCGAACAAGCCTCTTTTTAACCCCTTGCCACAGAATCTGGTGATCGCTTGATGCCGTCTGCGGCGGCGCGTCAGAGTCAACAGCCTGCTTCCCGTCTTCAGCCTCCCGCAGCCCCTCCGCCTTCGCCTTCGTAAGAGCGTCTATGGGCGCTGTCTCAAACGCGCCGACCGCATCTACCGTTATCAACCCGGCCTTCTTCCAGCCCTCTTTCGCCGCCCTTCTTCTTATCGTGCTTGCATGACAGCCGTATATCTTTGCAAGCTCTGCCGGGGTCGAGGCGTTTAACTCGAATCCTCTCTTAACACCTCTCCAATCGATAGCCAC